TCAGAACATCTCTCCCTGACACGGTCCGAGACGATGCTGGACAGTCCGTTTAAGATCCGACCTAAACCGATTTCATGACAACTAAGACCAAACGATCCAAGCCGCTCCGAGGGGCGCTCAAACCGAGGCTCCACAGCCCATGGCTTAAAGGCGAAACTAAGGGCACACAGGTAGCAGAGCTTGCAGAGCGCATTGGTCAGCCTTTACTTGACTGGCAAAAACTAATCCTTGATGACATGTGTACCGTGGACAAGAAATCCATGTTTATTCGCAAGACAAACCTGCTACTTATAGCAAGGCAGTCAGGAAAGTCTCATCTTGCTCGGATGCGCTGTTTAGCAGGGCTGTTTATGTTCGGTGAAAAAGACATCCTCATTATGTCTTCAAATAGAGCTATGGCTATGAAGTCCTTTAACATAATGGCAGACATCATCGAGAGAAACGACTGGATGAGAGCGCAGCTCAAAGATGGAGATCCTAAAAAAGGTATTCGTAGAACTAACGGCGATGAGCGAATCATTCTGGCTAATGGAGCGCAGTTAGAAGTAGCCGCTGCAACATCCGATGGCGCTCGCGGTAGAACAGCCGATTTTCTATGGATTGACGAATTAAGAGAAGTATCAGAAGCTGCTATGGATGCTGCAAAGAGCGTAACGCTTGCAAGGATGAATAGTCAGCGATTATTTACTAGTAATGCTGGTGATGCCTATTCCACAGTACTCAATTCCCTACACGAGTCTTGTAAGAATTATCCACCTAAGAGTTTAGGTTATTACGAGTATTCAGCACCAGATTTTTGCGACATCTGGGATAGAAATGCATGGGCGCTTGCAAATCCGTCTATGGGATTTTTGATTTCGGTCGAGGCAATCGAGGAAACGATCGCATCATCCACACCAGATGCAGCTCGAACCGAAACGCTTTGCCAATGGATCTCGGCACTAAATTGTCCGTTCAGTACAGAGATTCTTGAAAACAGTTCAGATAGCACACTAGAAATGACAGTAGGGGCTTATACTGTATTTGGTTTCGATGTCAGTCCGTCTCGGCGCAACGGTTCATTGGTCGCAGGACAACTTCTGCCAGATGGACGGATTGGCATCGGGATCTTGGAGACTTATAGCTCTCAAGTAGCCATTGATGAACTTAAGATGGCTGCATCGATTAAATCATGGGTTGATCTCTATAAACCGCGCCTAGTCTGTTTTGACAAGTACGCCACACAAACAATTGCGGACAGGCTCTCTAATTCTGGCGTGATTGTAGAAGATGTATCTGGCCAGCAGTTCTATAAAGCCTGTGGAGACTTGCTCGAAGGGTTAACCAATCTCAGAGTCGTTCACAATGGCATGAAAGAACTGGTTGAGCAATTTCAAAACACAGCTGCAAAGACAAACGATTCCGCATGGAGAATTATCAAAAGGCGCAGCTCTGGAGACATTTCGGCTCCGATTGGCCTAGCGATGGTAGTTTCTAAGTTAATGATTCCAACACCTAAGCCTCAGATTTATACTTAGACACGCCCACGGCGTGTTGTCTATTTACTTGACAAATGCTATCCTTTATGTCTATGGGTCGCTTATTGCAAACATTCGGATTACAGTCAAAGCCTTTACTAGAGGCTCAGTCTGCACCACAAGTTCTTGGCGAGTATTCACCTTACGCCATGCCGTTTCAATATGCTTTTGTAAGCAGAGAAGAAGCACTCTCCGTACCAGCATTACAAAGATGCCGCAATTTATTGGCGGGCACTATCGGAGCAATTCCTTTAGAGCTTTACAGAAAATCTACTAATGAAGAAATTGGCTCGCCTGCATGGCTAGAGCAACCTTCATACTCACAGCCACGATCTGTGACAATTGCATACACGGTTGAGTCGTTACTTCTGTATTCTCAGGCTTTCTGGAAAGTGGTCGAGGTCTATCAGGAAGATGGTCGGCCTTCTCGCTTTGAGTGGATTGCAAATAATCGCGTAACTATCACACTAGATAGCACTAACACTTTTGTTAGATCATATGCAGTCGATGGAATAACTTTGCCGATGGATGGTTTGGGTTCGCTAGTTACTTTCCAATCATTACTTCCTGGAATCTTAAACACAGGTATCCAAACAATCCGCGCAGCAATTGATGTTCAGAAAGCGGCAGCAATTGCAGCAGCAACTCCAATGGCATCTGGCTACATTAAAAACACAGGTGCAGATCTAGATCCTAAAGAAGTTCAAGGATTATTAGCTGCATGGAAGAATGCTCGCAACAATCGCGCTACTGCATATCTCACATCTACTTTAGAGTATAACGCTGTTTCATTTTCTCCAAAAGAAATGATGTATAACGAGGCAATTCAAAACCTAGCAACAGAGATTGCTCGCCTATGCAATGTCCCGGCCTATTATGTTTCTGCCGAGATGAATAACTCTATGACTTACGCAAATGTACAAGACGAAAGAAAGCAATTCCTATTGCTATCTCTACAACCATTTATTACAGCAATTGAAGATCGCCTATCTATGGATGACATTACAGCTCGTGGTCATGTCGTTAAGTTTGACATTGATAAAAACTTCTTGCGTACTGATCCTTTGGCAGAACTCGCAGTAATCGAAAAACTATTAGCCCTTAACCTAGTAACTCAGGAACAGGCTATGGAAATGACTGATCTAACACCTAACGGAAGCAACGGTATGGTATGAACCAAGTAATAACCTTCTCAGCTGATCTAACAGCAGACTCAGCAAATCGCACAGTATCAGGCAAGATCGTGCCTCTTAATGTTGAAGCAGGATCTACGAATATGGGCAAAGTTATTTTTGCCTCTGGATCTATTGCTATTGAAGATCCTAAAGCCATCAAGTTGCTAAGCCAACACGATAACAAAAAACCTTTAGGTCGCATGGTTTCTTTTAGCGAGTCAGAGAACTCAATCGATGCAGTATTTTCTATCAGTCGCTCCCAGCGTGGTACTGAGGCTCTTATCCTTGCAGAAGAAGGATTACAGTCAGGGTTGAGCATCGGTGCAGAAGTTCTAAAGTCAAAGATCAAGGATGGCGTGACTTATGTATCCGCTGCTCGCTTGGTCGAAGTAAGTTTGGTAACAGAGCCAGCATTTAAGTCGGCTCAGGTTACTGATATTGCAGCAGAAGAATCTGCTGTAGAAGAAACAATCCAACCAACAGAAAGCGAGACAGCCACCGTGGAAGAAACCACTTCAGCAGTCGAAGCAACACCAGTTGAGGCTCCAGCGGTTGAAGCTGCTCGCCCAACTGTATCAGCATCATATTTTACAAAGCCACGCATTGAAGTTACAGCAGCAAAGTATGCTGAGAACACAATCCGTGCAGCACTAGGTGATGAAGATGCTCGTCAATACCTACGCGCAGCAGCAGACACATCAGACAACTCAGGTCTTGTACCAACACGCCAGTTGTCAGAAATCATCAACCCACTCGGAACAACAATCCGCCCATCTATCGATGCAATTTCTCGTGGAGTGCTTCCAGATGCAGGTATGACATTTGAAATCCCAAAGATTACACAGATGCCAACAGTTGCAATTGAGCCAGAAGGTGACGCATTTAGCGACACAGATCAGAACTCATCTTTCCTATCTGTAACAGTACAAAAGTATGCAGGACAACAGACATTCTCTGTTGAATTGCTAGATCGTACTTCTCCAGCGTTCTTTGATGAGCTAGTTCGCAACATGGCCGCTGCATACGCAAAGGCAACAAACGCAGCAGTAAACGCAGCACTTATTTCAGGTGCAACAACAGATGCAACAACAGTAGCAACATACCCAACAGCAGCAGAACTTCTAGGAATTGTTGCTCGTGGTTCAGCTTCTGTTTATGGAGCAACGGCAGGACTTCCAAATCCATTTGCTCGCAACATGGTCGTATCAACAGGACAATGGTCAAACATTATGTCACTTAACGATGCAGGTCGCCCAATCTACACAGCATCACAGCCAATGAACGCAGGTGGAGCAGTTGCACCAACATCATTGACAGGTAATGTTGCAGGTCTTAACTTGTATGTAGATCCAACAAATGGCGGAGATGGCGATGGAACAATCCTTATCGTTAACCCAGATGCTTACACATGGTACGAGTCACCAACATACCGCTTGCGTGCAGAGTCAACAGCAGCAGGCCAAGTAACTATTGGTTACTATGGCTTCGGTGCAATTGCAACTAAGGTTGCAGCTGGCGCATTCAAGAACAACAAGGCGTAAGAACTCACTAAGTCGCTCTGGGGAGTAGTAGCC